TTCACAAAGCTACGTTCCATAAGAATAGCGGAAGAGGCTATAACAACTGGTGGTAGTACAGGTAACAAATCAAAAGGAGGGATTACAGGCCCCCCAAAAATGGATGCCTATCAGAAATTGGTTAAGCAATTAGAGTTTGAAAAGTCCTTGTTAGGGAAAAATGAATCCGTCCAACGTGCTATGACGCTTGCCCGTCAGAATGATATCAAGATAGGATCTATGCAGTATAATAAAATTCTGGAATTGATAAATGTTTATGACGCTGAAGCCAATAAACAGAAGATCCATAATAAGCTTATAGAAGAAGGTAAATCTTTAACAGAATCCCTGTTGACTCCCCAGGAGGAATACATCTTAGCAATGAAACGTCTTAACACGCTGCTAAGTGAGGGCGCTATTACTCAGGAGACTTATAATAGGGCAGTTCAGCAGACCCAGAAGCATCTGGAAGAAGTAACATTGGAATATAATGATTCTTATAAATACATAATAGAGCTGTCACAGCGCACCGCAGAAGCCATGGAGCAGAATTTTTCAGACTTGTTTTTCGATGTAATGACGGGCAGGTTTGACAGTTTCAAGGATTATGCAAAAGCTGTGTTCAGATCAATTCAGCGGGCATTTGCGGATATGGCAGGGCAGATGGCTAAAGAACAATTATTTGGAAAGAAAGGTGGTACAGGACTTATAGGGACAGGTATGAAATCTTTGTTTGGTTGGTTGGGTTCCCTGGGTTCTTCCGCGTCAGGCGCATCTAATACTGTTTCAGGTGTACAGGCAGGTGGCATTCCCAGTTCTGTCAGTCCTATGGCGAAAGGCGGCATTATAAGCTCCCCGACTATTTTTCCTTTCGCGGATGGGGTGGGTCTTATGGCTGAGGCGGGGCCTGAAGCTATTATGCCTCTGCGTCGGAATTCTCGTGGGGAATTAGGAATACAGACGGAAATATCAGGGGAATCTACCACTGAATTAACTATTATGAATGTTACAGATCCAGCATTACTGGAAAGATTTCTATCTACAACTCGTGGGAGGAATGCTTTAGTCAATGTAATTTCATCTAATGCCCCCGCCATACGGAGGGCTTTAGCATGAGCATCAGTGTATACTTAACATTACCTATGAAAAAACAGCAGATTAAACATTCCTGGAAGACTTCTGTTCAGGAGAATATTGAAGGGGATGAAAAGAGGACAGCATTATATACTTGGCCTCGTGTTAGTTTCGATATCAGGTTCGGAGTATTTTCTGAGGCTCAACGAAGATTCATTCGGGCGCATCTGTATAGAAACACTTCTGACATTTGGGGAATTCCAATTCGACATGATAAATCGCTGTTAACTGTCACAGCCTCTTCTGGGCAGGCTATCTTGACTCTCGATGATACTAATAATAGACATTTTTATGCTGGGAGAGAATGTATTCTAATAGACCCTGATGATTGGGAATCCTATGAGGCGGCTACTATAAATACTGTGGATTCCTCTACACAAATAACTTTATCTGCTAATCTTACATATACATGGCCTGCCGGATCATTGGTATTTCCATGTTATGAGTGCCATATTCGTCCTGTGCAGCAGATTAATGTCAGGCGTCGGGGAATCAACTGGTTGGCTATAGAGGCCACAGAAAGTTTTGAATCAGATCGTTCATTTGAATATACCCTACCTGAGTCAGGGGCGGAAACTTATAATGGATTAGATTTGTTTGTATATCATCCTCTTTTGCCTGGAGCAGAACAATTCAAGCATCCTTTTGATTTGCATGAATTTTTTGGTAAGCAATATATACATTCTGATTATAAAGAAACTCGTTTTTCATATAAATACTCTTTCTTTCTGAGTTCTCGTGAAGAAGTATGGGGTATGTTGCGCTTTTTCGATTCCAAACAGGGCAGATTTCAAGTATTTTATACTCCGACCTGGTCGGATGATATAATTGTTACAGGGGCTATCTCAGCCACTGATACCGTATTGACTACACGTCCAGTAGTGTATTTATCTTCCAGTGAAATAATAGGTAGGCATATATATATTCAGTTTCCGGACAAGACTTATGTTTGCAGACAGATAGTAGATGTTCCTACTTCCACTACTATAGAGCTGGATGATGTTATTGGAACAAGTGTAGATTTATCAGATATAGGTGAAATGTTGGTTAGTTTTTTGTATACAGCACATTTTGGAGCAGATGATATTCTTTTGAATTATTACCCGGGTATTGAAGCGGGTAAAGTCAATTTGACATTGGATACTGTGTGGGAATAACAAATGACAGTCTCATCGACATACATAGCGAAGGAAGAAGCAATACAGCGCAGGCCTGTTGAGCTGTACCATATCTGGAGAGACGGCGGCGGGGATCTGTATTATACAAGCGGCGATGTGGATGTGGTATTTGAAACAAATACCTATACTCCTGCGACAATAAGACGAAAAGCGATAGAAAGAAACAGCGATCTTGACGCAACAACTCTGATAATACAGGCATTGAATCTGAGCGCTCCCATATCAGATTTTTTTGAAATCAATCCTATGGAAGTAATATGGATATCAGTGTCCAAGCTGCATCGGGAGCAGGATCCGTTGGAGGCTAATGTTATATTTCTGGGATTGATCAGGGATGTGGCTTTTTCAGGGGTGGCTGCAGAGATTCATTGTGTGGGCTTTGAACATTTTCTGAATATGCCTGTTCCACAATGGCGGTTCCAGAAAACATGTAATCATAAGATTTTTGACGGTAATTGCGGTTTGGACAAGGCTTCATACAAAACAACTACTGCTATTACCCTGGATGCTACGGGTACTCAATTGACCAGCACTGATTTTGGCAGTCAGGAAGACGGATATTTTACGGGCGGGGTTGTGGATTTCGAAAATGAGCATCGTCCGATAATAGCACATACAGGCAATCTGATTACACTGGCGTACAAAATGAAAAATCTGGAAACCAATGACACAGTGGATGTATATCCGGGCTGTGATGGGCGGCCGGAAACATGCAGGGATAAATACAATAATATAGTACATGGATTATGGTTCAACTATATTCCGAAAGAAAATCCGACACATAGGACGGGGGTATAGGGATGGGCACATTAAGTGATTTCAGTGGATTTTACGGGCCTGTTCTGTCTTTCATAGGCGCTGCCGGGGGTTTTCTGATTGGTGGCCCTGCCGGGTTGGCCATAGGCGTACAGCTTGGAGCCGTTGTAGGTTCAGCTATGGACAGCCTCTTTGTGCCTGATGCTGATGTGCCCGGTTCTCCTGCCCCTGAATTACAATTAACTCAAAACAGGGTGGGTGCTCTTATTCCTGATCTGTTGGGAACTGCCAAATTGGGTGGTACATTACTGTTCTGGGGAAGTGAATGGAAGAGGAAACGGGGAAGTAAAAGCCGGCGTCGATACTGGTATTTCGCATCATGGGGAATCGGGTACTGCATGGGGCCGGTGGATACGATATATACTATATATTCTGATGATAATGTATTGTGGTCAGGCGCATTGGACAGACCTGGCTCTGGCGGGAAACAGCGTATTTCCGATATTCCGGGGTTCACCACTAATGCTGATGGATATATAGATGTCTATTTTGGCACGGATGATCAGGAAGCCAATGAAGAGGTCGCCACTGTTACGGGTGACAGTACTCTGAATTCACCATTTCGGGGATTGTGCTGGTTCTATTTTCACAGATGTTTTCTGGGCGTTAACAGCCGGAGAATGCCCAATATTTCCATAGTAGCGAGGAAAACGCCGGAGTACAGTTTCAATACCAATAACGTGGTGGGTACATATGATTACAATCCGATCCATGCAATATGGCATATAATGACCAATTCATTAGGTTTGCCGGAATCATGGCTGGATTCGGATGATTTTTCAGATGTGGCGGATGTTTGCGGAGATGCAGATGATACATGGGAAATAATGGCGGAAGATCCTACATCTACAGGGGCCCAGGCTTATTCTCTTGTGAAATATAATGGGAAATTATATTTTGCTTCATACACGAATGGTAAACTATATGAATTCGATGGGGTGGATACATGGGTAGAAGTAGCCCCGCGGCTTGGAACAGGGACTGGCGGGATCAGGGCATTATGCGTATATAATGAAAAATTGTATGGCAGTACATATGGGGATGCTGATTTCAGTGGGCGTCTGTTGGAATGGAATGGAACTGATGCCTGGGTAGAAGTAGCCCCGCGGTTGAGCGATGGTTATGGGGATTCTGCAGCGAACTGTTTGTATGTTTTTGGTGGGGAGTTATATGCTGCGCCAAGAACCTGCAGATTGTACAGATGGAATGGAGTGGATGCCTGGGCGCTTGTTACTGATACTGTTCCTGCAGGATCAGGGGAATTATATTGTTTATGTGAATATGGCGGGGATTTGTATGCAGGTAATGGGAATACAGGAGGGAGTCTGTATATGTTCACAGGCTCGTCCCTGGTGGAGAAAGCTCCTAAATTATCCATTTATGACGACTATATATATGCCCTGATAGAATATGATGGCAGGTTGTATGGTAATAGCAGACGCGGCCCGCTGCTTGAATGGAATGGAACTGATGCATGGGTAAGAGTGGCGGATAAATATAATGATGAGAATTACTGCTATAAGATGGTCATATTTAAAGGAGAATTGTATAGAGGGGAACAAAATGGCACATTACTGAAATGGAATGGAACTGATGCCTGGGT